TTTAGCATTAGTTCCTAAAGCTTCCCCTATTTGAATTTGGGAATCTACTAGGTTTTGGGTATTAATAAATAAATTATTACTTTCACTAGCGGATTTAGCAAATTCTTCTGTAAGTTTTTGTCCTTCTTGATATGAAGTACCTAAACTTTTAGCTAACCTTCCACTAGTAGCATCTAAGAATTTTAAAGCTTTAACTAATTGATCTAAAAGGAAAAGTGGACCTAATGCCTTTGATATAATAGGACCGATAGCTTTTAATCCTGCTTGAAAAGGGGATAGGGATTTTATAGCGCTTAAGGCATTTGCTCTACCTTTAGCAGCGGCACCTTGGATAATGTCTCCATTTTTGTCAAGAAAAAATTTTTCTAATTTTAAGCTTTTTATTTTTTCTTGGTTTATCCCACCACCTTTTTTTACAATTTCTAAATTTTTAACCTGCTCTTTAGTTAATCCTTGAGTGATACCAAATGCTGTTTGATTAAATCTAGCTTGTTCTTTTGCTGAGGTAGAAGCTTCTTTAAAGGCTCCTGTAAATTTATTTAATCCTGGGATTGCATTAGTTATATCTTCTAATCCTGAAAATAATTTAACCCCTGAATTTTTGTTTATTATGATTTGTTCCTCACGGATTCCCTTAACAGAATTAAAAAATAATTTTTCTTGGGCAAGAGAATCTTTAGCTTCTTTTAAATCAGCACCTTTTAACCTTCCAGATTGAATTGCTATTTTTAAAGATTCAAATTCTAATTTTGCTCTTTTTTCTAAGGTTTTTAGTTCTTTTTCATTAATTTCTCCTTCAAAGGATCTAGTAGTAAGGATTTTTTGAGCAATACTTGATATACTTTTTAAAGAACTTTTTGACCTATTTAATTCAGTATTTTGTTTAGATAATTCTGCTACAGAATCCCTAAAGGCTTTAGATACATAACTTAAACTATCCCCAATACTATCTATTTCTCTCTTTAGGGAGACAAATAGTCTTTGAGCGTCTTTAAGATTCTGTAAAGGGATGAAATCCCCAATATCTCCGGCTTGCCTTTTTAATTCGGCAATTTGTTTATTTAGTTGATTTAATTCTTCTTGGGGTGTAGCCATTGTTTAACTATATAATATAAATATAAAAAGTGCCTACTTTTTAGCAGGCACTTGAGAATTATATACGTTAGCAGGATTTATATTAGGTCTTGCTATTTCTTTGGGATTATTTGATAATGTATTTGATTGCGCATTAGCTGCCTTGGTTTGTTTTTCGTAATGTTCCTCTAATTTTTTAAAGGTAAAATTTCGTAACCAAATAGGCATGTTGTATACAGTATTCCAATCATAACCACCTTGTCCGTGAAATACAATTTCATGTATTTGAGAAAATAGATTGGATCTATATTCCGCTGTCAGGCCAAAAAAAGTTAAGATTAATGGGGATATTGATGCCCTCCTCTGCACCTTCCCCGGTATATTTTAATTCAACATCTGGTGACACTTTCCTTATTTCTTCTCGTAGTGATCTAGAATCTCTAGCCAATAACATATTGTCTACAAATTCGCGGATAGATTTCTTTTCTCTATCACCCTCTACTGAAGTAATAATGTATTTTAGTCTGGTGGTGATTTCAGGGTTTGAATCAGGTCGTATTTTCTTCATACCTGTTATCTCCCTATCTATTGACTTTTCGTCACCGTGTGTTAAGAGTTTAAATGTAATTGGTAATTTTGAATGTGGTAAGATAAAATCAAATTCATTTACACCTTCCTCTTTTAGATCGTCAGCTTCTAACGTTTTGTCGTTAAGAGTGGTTAAATCTACCGTGAAATCAGCGATTCCTTGCGTATCTGAATTGTAGGCTCTAAATGTATAGTCTTTCCCGTAACCCAAAATACGTGATGCGATTAAAAGCGCATTTTTGTCTCCAACGATAATATCATTGAAGTTGATTTTTGATACAATTAGTGATTCAATTAGTTTATCTAATACAATACCTTTTGAAATGTAGTTTTGGTTTGTTAAGATATCTTCTTCACGTGCAGTCATGTATTTCATTTCAATTTTACCGCTTGATAAAGGATTGTCTTTGGGGTAGATAAGGCCCTTTGAAGGCAAGTCCACCATTTCTGTGGGGAACTTCGATTTTGTAACGTTTTCTTCCATACTTTAAATAACTTATTTGTGGATATAAATATATAAAAGAGAAAAAGGTACTCAAAATTGAGTACCTGATTCAAGGGTATGGAGGGTTGGGGTATTAGAAATTTAATATACAGTAATCCATTGCTATAGTAACTGATAGATTGATAGCGGCTTCGTTAGCCCAATCGTAATCACCGAATGCTGCAGTTTTAACATAGGCACCTTTAATTACCCATTCTCCTACTACATCTCCTACAGGACCTAAAATATCTAATGTTAAGTCTTTTTTGTAGAAATCAGAGTAACCATCTCTACCTGTTACACTTTCGTGTGCCAGACGTGCCCATTCCATTACGGCTTGAGCTCCAGATGGAGTTACGGGGTCATATAAGTTAAGTGTCATGTCATTCCATCTTACTTTACCTTTTACTTTACGGTAAGTGTTTATGTGGTCTAAGATGATTTCACCTGCTTCGAATCCCGGTGCAGTAGCTGATTTAATTAGGTAAGCTGGGATTCCGTCGCAATACATTATAAACCTATTTTGTACTTTAGGTTCAAATGCGGTGAACATTATTTCGTTTGGATCTAATACTGCCATGTTATGATTTGTTTATTATAAATATTGTCTATTTTTCCTTTTTAGAATTCAACTCCCGTAGGTGTTACGTTAAAATCTAGGATTATAAATTCTGCTGTTCTGGTTGGTTGGATAAATATCTGCCCCACCATTTGGTTTCTATCAATTACGTCGGCAGTATTATTCGTTTCATCCATTACTACTCTATAGCTATATAGACCTTGTCTTTGTTGGATAGATTCTAAATAAGGATTAACTTGGTTTATAAATCTATTCCTTGTAGCAGCTGTGTTTTGTTCAAATAATAACCCTTCAGCAACTTGTCCAATTGTACTCTTAAGGTTAATTAATAATCTTCTAACATTAATTCTATCTAATGCAGTAGCTTTAGATTGTAATGTTTTCTGACCAAATATTACAGGACCTTGTCCTGGGAAGGATGCTATTGGGTTAACTTTACCTAAGTATAATTTATCTCTATCAGCAGGTGATAATTTTCTTTCGGCTTGTACAACTCCACCAACTCCACCTCTATTGAATCCGGCAGGTGCAAACCATTCTGCTCCTAGTCTGTCGTTAGTTGCATATACTCCTGGAATTACTGTTGAAGCGGGTACCCAAACTAACTTTCCAGTTTCGTTAGATAATACTTGAACCCATGGCCAGTATGTTGCAGCATAACTTGAATCTTGTGTTGTTGCTGATGTTATTGTTTGGTTTAACGTAGCACCAAAATCTCTGGTATCTACAACAGCGATTGCATCTCCTCTATTTGTTACTATAGAGATTGCGGAAGCAACAGCAGCAGAACCATTTTGTATTGTTATACCTGGGAGGATTAGGATGCTATAATCGTATTCGTCTTGGTTTTGTAGTAAAGATAATGAAGAAGTATAATTATCAGGAAGTAATCCTTGGATACTTAATGAGTTTATATCTTCAAACATTCCTAAAGTTCCATTTGAACCATTACTATATACAGACCCTGTAGCTTTGGTAAAGGCACCAGATAAGGAACCACTACCTGGTAAAGGTAAATGTCCTGCAAATAAAGGTTTAGCAACACCATCATTATCAAAATAATTATATGTTGGCTCTGTTACAGAAGCAACTCTTACATAACGGCTGTTATTTATAAAAGATCCTGTATTTTCGATATATGGGTTTCCTTCTGAATCTGTTGTGAATCTAGGAGCCTGATTACCTATTACTTGTTCTATATAATTTGGTGAATTTGGATCTAGTGATAAGCCAGACCAAGATTCTAATATTGTTTTACTGGCTGTGTTATCATCACCACGTCTAATTAATAAGTTAAATTGACCAGTACCTGAGTTGGAATTTGCGATTTCCCATCTTATATTATCAGGTGAACCATTTACTAATGAGCCACTTGCAGAAGCACTACCTTCATTGTTCATTAAATCACCTACAGATAGAGTACTTAGTATAATAGATCCTGTAGCTGGTGTGATAGTAGCTGTACCCGGAGTATAGTCTCCATTAGCGTTATTAACAACACGTGTTACTAATAAAGTTTGACCTCCTTGTTGGAAGTAATTATTAGCAGCAATTGAAGTTAAGTATTCTAATTTAACACTTCCACTTGAAAAAGAACCACCAAATTTATTTTTGTAATCACTATAAGAAGTAACTAAAGTAGGTATGTTAACAGGTCCTTTTACGGTAGGACCAACTACAGCAGCACCTGCTGTTATAGGACCTTGGGTGATTAACGATTGGTCGTTTTCACGTGTTAATACGCCTGGGGATAATAATGTTTCAGCCATTGTTTATTGTTGTTATTTTATCAATGATAAATATGTGAAGGGTTTTTAAGAATGCTACTAAGATAATGTTAATTCCCCTGTTTTTAAGTCGATTTGTGAATCTCCGTATTTTTCTTTAAGTTTGTCACCTAATTGTTTTTCTACTTGAATAAGTTTAGTGTATTGAATTTCTAAAACTTCTTCTTCTTGTTCTAGATTTAATCTCCTTAACGCTACTTGTCCAAGTTGGAATGTTATAGTGTTAATGCTTTGTTGAAAATCTGTTAATTCTTTTAACTCGTCTTCTGTAATTTTTGTTTGTTGGATTGCCATAACTTAATTTTTATATATATAAATATTTGGATAGGAATAAAAAAAGAAGGGAATGCGAAAGCATCCCCTTTTTTTATTTATATTAAGTAATTTTATTTACAACCACATTTGTGGGCATCTACTTTAGCGGATAATTCTTTAACGGCTTCTATAAGTAAGGCTGTTAATTTTTCATATTTAACTGCTTTATATCCATTTTCCCTTGTCTGGACAATTATAGGTAATACATCCTCAACTTCTTGAGCAATTACACCAATATCGTGTCCGTTATTTGGGTGGATTTCTTCGTTAGCAATCCAATCAAATTCTACACCTCTAATAGCTTTTACTTTATCTAAAGCACTTGTTATAAGTGTTATGTTTTCTTTTAAGCGCTCATCTGATGAAGCGAAGGCTACAACATCATTTGTTGCTAAGATAGCACCTACTGTTCCTGAAGCAGCTGTTCCAATACCCAATCCACTAAATAGTCCTGTTCCACTGGCACTAATAGCTCCTACAACAGTTATACTACCTGTTGTGATTAAAGAACCTGTAATCTGTTGGATATCAGTAGCAGCATCACCAAAAATGTTTGAACCAGAGGTAATTATTGTAGAGGCAGATTCAAATAAGGTGTAAACGAATGTACCTGTATCTGCAGTTATAAGGGTTGCTGTAATATTACCAAATGTTACATCACTGGTAGTTGCTACTGCTTGTCCAATAGATACAGTAGTTCCTATAACTGTAACACCT